GCTTCATGTCTTGTAATTATTTCAAGTGCTGCGGTGTCTGGAAAAACATCCTGATAAATGGTACTAACGGCAAGAGAGGCTTTGCTTTTTAAGTACTCGTTAATAGTGCTTATATAATCAGTTGCCATTTGCTATCTTCTCCCATTTCTTCAAGTGTCTTGCTTTTGCAGCCTCAAACCATTTAGGTTGAGCGTTCTTATTGTGTGAGTATTTTATTTGCGACGGTGAAACCTTTTCTCCAAGATAGTATTGTTTACGAACATAAGGCGTTTTCCATTGTACCACGCCTGAACCAAGAACAGTATTAAGTATTCCTGATTTCTGCATTGTTCCAGCTTTAATCGGACAGAAATAATTACTATCCTTCAACACCTCACTGTCAAGAAGCTTTTGCCGTTTTTCAATGACGCCTTCTAATCTTGCAGATACCTTTGTTGTATTAAACTCTACGTTCATTTATACCGCCGTAAACTTAACGAATTGAACCGCTGTGCTTTTTGCAGGCATCACGGTTCTTATTCGTAGCTCTTTTGTGCCGTACACTATCTTGTCGCCTTCTTTGAAACTGTCTACAGTGTAATTCGTAGGTGTAGAAACATCAAAGTCAAAATAAAATGTATACAGACTTTTCCGAACGCTTCCCATGCTGTCGTTTGTAAGCTCTTCTGTTGTGCGTACTCTAATATTTGTAAGCGTCTGTTCAGTACCAAAACTTTCTTCCTGATACTCATCAACGCCTATAAAACTAGAATGCTTTGCGGTGTCTGTCATAAGATTAGAGCTTATCATACAGCCTCAATATAATAATTCAATGCTATAGGGTATCTCATTTGATTCCCCCATATATTTCACAAAACAGCCCAAGCCAGTAACGCTTTTTTTCTGCCGTTGTCTTAAAGTTTGCATCTTGTATTCTTTCTTTTTCGCCTGTATCAAGCGTATATGAATATCCGTCAAGTGACTCGCTTTTCTTTGACAGGTTAGCAGTGTTAATAGCCTGAGCCTCTAAGTAGTCAACCTCGCACATTAAACAAACTGCACTATCAATACCGTTTTCATTCCTTTCTGTTATGAATGGAAGCATGGTGTCAACGTATAGTTTATTTTCAAGTGCGTATTTGTCGAACTCAGCTTTAGTAGGTATGGCACTGCGTCCAAGTGATGTATAAAAAGTATACGTTACATTTTCATATGCCATACCAACTCCTTTATAATTCTGCTGCGGTTACGGTGTGAGAGACGGTTATTGTCTTTGTACCGTCTGTGTGCAATCCGTATGCTTCAATTTTGTCACCTTCTTCAACTGAAATAGCTGTTGAGTAGTCTGTCCAAGCTCCCCAATGAGGAGATGTATCTGAGGCGTCGTAAAACCGGTATTTTATTGAGGTTGAACCAGTTGAAGCAATTGTTGCGGCATCAGTTGAACCGCCGGTAACAGTAATTTTAGGGTCAATCATTGTTGGTCTGATTAAAAGCGTAGAACTCTTTGTGACAGCGTGTTTGTATATCTTTCTACCCTGTACCGCAGATGCACCAATGAAAGTGCCTGAGCCTTCAAGCGATTGAAGCCTTACGGGTACTGCCCACTCTTCAATTCGTGTACACCAGTTGGGATGTCCTACGATAAACACCGAAGTATCTGGAAGGGTTGCATCTTCAAAGATATTGAAGCCTGCAATCTGTCCGAGTGCGCCAGTCTGAACTACCGCGTCGCCAAGTGCAGAAGCTTTAATAAACTCATCACTCTGCAAAATAAGCGCATAGCATTCAGGTGTTACTAAAGCAAACCTTCCTGCCAGTGGTACTTTGGCGTTTGACAGTGCGGTGCGTGCTGTTACGAACGCAGCATATACAGTATCTTTTGTTAGTGCAGCTGCATTACTGATCGGTGTAGCACCGGCAACAAGCGCCGCTGTTCCGTCGCTGTTCATCTGCACGCCAAGCGAATAACCTGCTGAGTCTAAGCGGTCTGCAACAAGATTATCAGGAACTGCTGCTGCATCGTATCCGTCAATGATTTCATTTACCGCATAGTCTTTGTCGATTGTTACGGTTATGTAAGATGTTGCACCCTCTGTTAATGCCTTTCCGCTTGCCTTATTATAAGTGGCTACTGTTACCTCGGTATCACGTACCGGTATTTTTACCGCACCTGCTTTCGGGTCGCCTTCATATCTGTTATTCCATACAGCACCGTTGCGCTGAACCAAGGTGTCTCTTAATTTAGCGTCTACCAATGACGCGAATCTGTCTTGTAATGTATGAGCCATGTATACTCCTAGTCTACTTTTAATGTCGGGTTAAGTTTTTGAAAGGCAGCTTCAACACCGGTCAAACCCGTTTTAGATGTTCCTGCCATGTCCGGTACTTTTGGCGGCTGCGGTGCGTTTTCGTCTACCAGTACGTTTTTAACGTCTTTCGTAAACTCTCCGAATAAGTCTGCAAGGTTTTTACCCTTTGCGTCTTCTCCGGATAACGCGTCAAACAGTTTTTGTTCTATTGCCTCTTTGGTTAATTCATTAACAAACTTTTTACCGCTTGTAAATTCTTTAACCTGCCATCGCAGTTCTAACTGTTTAACTTTCTTTTCAGATTCGGCTTTTGCGGTTTCTGCTTCGGTCTTGTATTTCTCAACGTCTGCTTTAATCGCTTCTACGTCGCCAAAACTAGCAATCTTTTCTTGTGCTATCTTGAGCTGTGTTTTCAGGTCATCATAGTCTGCAAACTTTTCCTTTGCTCGCTCGATGTCCTTTCCGTTCTCTGCCATAATCTGCGGAATTGCTTTTTCGTCAATTCCCAAACCTGCCAAAAAGTCTGTTTTCATTCTGTCCTCTTAAGTAGTTTTAAGCCTGTTACTATCGGCTAGGATTTGCGCTTTTAAGTTTGCACTAAACTAATGTATGTTATCACTAACACTGTTATACTTGACTAATATAAATACCTAAAA